GGATTCGGAACGATTGTGATATATTTGTTGTCCAAAGTTCTAGCAGATAACAACGCTGCTGCGATGTATTTCCCAGCAAATTCACCAGCGTAAGTTGAAGTTACACTTGGTTGTGCGAAATTTTGTTGTTGTCTCATTTTAAAAATTTGTTTTTTGAATAATTTTATTTATATAATTTAGATAGGAAAGCACTTTGAGAGTTTGTTACTTTCTTACCGAATTTATTTATTGTTGGTTTAGAGTTCTCCTCAATAGGAGCTCCATCTAATTTAGGAAGGCTCATTTCTGAGATATCTTCCACTTTCTTTACTTCTGCTTTTTTACCTTCAGATACTTCTTCTTCTTTTACTTCCATCATATCCATCATCTTTTTCTCAAGTTCTTCGATACGATATTGTAATTTCTCTACCATAGATTTCATATCAACTTCTTCAGTTGGCATTTCTTCAGTTGGTTTATCAGTATCTTCTGTCATAGGTTCAGCGGTTTCATCTTCCATTTTAACTTCTTCCTTCATTTCAGATTCTACTTCTTCAGCTTCAGATGCAGGTAATTCTACGTTTTCTCTTTCAACGATTTTACCTTCTTCAGTTACTACTTTGATAAGAACATCTCTACCTTCTGAATCTCTTAATGCTAACTCGTGAGTTCCATTAGGAGCTGGAGATTTAGTTCCATCTTCTGATACTATATCTAAAGTTTCACCTACATCGAATGTAGCTGATTCTACGATAGTTCCATCGGCAAGCTTTGCGTATGTCATTTCAGCTACTTTCTTATCTGAAGAAAGCATTGATATGATTTTATTTAATACTTCTTTTGAATTCATAATATTTTGTATTTTTAATTTAACAATTGGTTTTTAATTTATAGTAATTTTTTTATATAGTTGGTTGTGCTATGTATGCTAAGCTTCCGGATCCAGCCAAAAACTCATAGGTTGTTACATTTGTTCCTCCATTATAAGATATAACTGCATTTGTAGTAGTAAATCTACTTCCACTTCCTATATAGCTTACATATAATGCACCTTTTTGTCCACCTGCTCCATATCCTCCACCTTGTCCTGTAATACCACTTCCATTGAATCCTTGTCTACCTGGCGGAGGAGGAGTTGGACCTGATCCTCTCTGAGAACCTCCACCACCTGCGGTAAATCCATTTGCACCATCACCACCTTGTACTTGAATTATTCCATTTCCACCAGCAAATTCATTACTAGCACCACCACCTGCTGACCATCTAGGACCAAATGATGATCCTTGTATAGAACCAGTTCCACCACTAAATTTAGGATAGAAACTTGATGTTACCGAACCTTCAACTATATATCCAATTCCGGAATCACCACCCATAGCACCATATATTGGATTAACATTCCCAGTATCTCCTGCTTGTCCTCCACCTGCAAACATATAATATGTATTTACTGGAAAGTTATTATATCCACTAAAAGTTGTATTATCTCCACTCGCTGAAATCGCTGAACCGGATGCTACATAAATATTATAAGTTATGTTTGGAACAATTACCAAAGATGCTGATACTACCATACCACCTCCACCACCTCCGGCTGCTTGTATTGCTGGATTTGCACCACCACCTCCACCCCCACCAGCTGCAGTTACATTAATTGCAAATGTAGGAATTTGGTATTCAATTAAGCTTCCACTAATTACATATTCTGGCACAGTTTCACTAGCTACAAAAGAAGCAGTGATACTATTAGTTTGTGGTGCTGATGATTGTGATATCCATGCAGAAGATGTAAAGTTAATTTGTGATACTTTTAAATCGATTTTTGCTATATTAACAGATGAACTATCAGCTGATAGATATGGTTGATAATTTGAAAGGATACTAGCCGTTTGATTAAGTGCGTAAACGTTTGTAAATTGTGAACCCGTTTCTATTTCTAATGATTGAGATACTTCAGTAATGTTAGCATCTTTCTTAATGTTAAGTGAAGAGCTAGTTAGATATCTATCAGAGCTTCCAGTCACATACCATTTAATAACGCTATTAGAAGAGTTACCTTTCATGTGTGTAACTCTAGCATCGTTAAAGAATCTATAAAATTCTGATGCTGAGTAATCATTTTGAATTACACTACCTGTAATGCTTGGATTTGCAACTATTTCTGCTGCTGATGCACTAAATGCTTGAAAATAGTATTGATTGATTGCTAATGGGTCATAAGTTATGCCTGATGTAAATATACTCATAGTAGTTGAACCTGTTACAGGCCAATTACTACCACTTAAAGTTGCTCTAACATAAAACTGAGCATCAGTATCAAAATTACCACTTCCATCATTTGCAATCCCTAATGCATTACTATCAGGAGCATATATACTCATTGAAGCATAACCAGATTCTCCCAAATCAGTGCTATCCGATGCGCTTGCTACGCTCTGAAAAGTCCAAAATATTGGAATTCTTATATCCTCATTCTTCTTATCTTGCTGAAGTTGTGAGTTTATATTAAGGTTATAATTTAACATTAGCTATTTTCTTTTTATTATCTTAAAGCTATAATGTTGTTTGCAGTTGATGATGCACTTACCGCAGTAAAAATACCAGGGATAAAACCTGATGCTGATACGAATGATAATACACTACCATCTACTGTTTTACCTACCAATGTTCCGGTATTTCCAACATATAAACCACCAGCTACAAATCCGAATTGAGGAGTATCAGCTGATGCAGATATGAATTGTGAACCTGATGTAGGTGCTACAACTGCTCCACCTACGAATTGAGGATTGGTTATATACGAATCTTGTGTTTCTAATTTCATAATATTTTTGATTTATTAAATTTAACAATTAAGTTTGTGTTTTTAGTAAGTAAATGAACCTGTGCCAGATGTAAATGTATGATAAGTATATCCACCACTTTGAGTTATTGTTCCTCCACTTGCTATAGGAGTTCCTACATATCTTATTTTAACAATACCACTACCACCATTTTGTTCTGCAGTTGCACCATTACCTGTATTCACTCCACCATTAGCTCCTACTACACCATTTTGTCCTCTACCACCAGCTGCATAAGTAGTTCCATCTAACCATGTGGCCCCTAGTCCTGCGTATGTTTGGTTACTAATTATTGAACCTGCGCCTGAAGCACCACCTCCACCTCCACCGGCTCTACCATTAGTTACGTTACTACCTACTCCACCACCAAATCCTTGTCCTGCTATACCTGTTCCAGGTGAGCCTCCTCTACCAGCTCCACCACCTGAACCGCCGTTTCCACCGTTTCCAGCTGAGTCACCACCTCTACCACCTGCTGTTGATGTAAGTGAAACACCTGTTCCAATTAAAGATGAATTTTTAGCTGCATCACCTGTGTATATACCACCACTACCAACTATAGCAGTTAGCGTTGTTTCATATGGTTTTATTACTGCACTTCCAGTCTGATATCCACCAGCACCACCGCCACCACCTTGGCTTGAACCGCCACCACCATCAACTCCTTGTCCACCATTACCACCACCTGCTACTACTAAGTATTCAATTACAATTGCCTGTTGTTGAGCAATTAAATCTTCTACTCTTATAGAGCCTAAGTAAGCATCGTTGATTAAAGTATTTCCTACAAAAAATTGATTCATAGTTTATTTTATATTCTTCCTAAAAATATTATTGTACTTGCTAGTATTATGTAAATTTTCTTAATCTATTTCTAAAATATTGAAAATTCTGAGTCACTTCAGAATCCAATAGTTGTCTACTATAATTCAAACAAAAAAGTATTCTTCCATTAAAAGATTCTCCTGAAAAGTCAGTAGTTGTATTTGCTAATTCAAACTTTTTTGATGTAGCACCAGACTGAATAGTTGTTGTTCCAGCAGGGCTACCCAATCTTACTGCATCTAAATAAACAACAGAGTTTAATGTTGTACTAAGATTAAAAGAAACCATATAATAAATAGATGGATCAATAGTTGCTGCTATTGTATTAAATCCACTTCCATTATAAATTCCAATAGTATTTGCACTTGGATTAATATGTAAACTAAATCTAGTACCTGCACTTAAACCATCTCTTTGATTAGCATATACAAATTGTGTACTTGAAGTACCATCTAACCATAATCCTACAGTAACATGCCCATTGGTCCAATCTAAATCAGCCGCGGCAGGTGTTTCTAATCTTCCAGTTGTATTACCAAAAAATTTATAATAGGCTGGGTCAGTTTCTGTTGGTGGATTGTATTGACCACCAACACCACTTCTTGTCATAGCACTTCTACCTGATTGCTCAAATAATGAACCTGTTGTTGCATCTATTTCAGCATCCCAATAACGAATTAATCCATCCGTTACTAATTGTTGTTTTTGTCCTACTACTGCGTTAAACATATTATACGAATTTTTTAGCTGCTACTAAATAAGCTGTTGATGAATCTACACTTACAAAAGATAGCAAATCAAAGTTTCCACTTCCTGAAGTTGGTCTATAAAGTGAACCAGATGGTTGTTTAACATTTGTACTGAATGATGCCGTTGCTACTCCTACAGTTTGTAGTACTAAATTCGCAGTATCACCAGGTCTAAGATTTGTTACGTTTACAAAGAATGTTCCACTTGCTAAACAAGTGAAATAATTTCCTGCATTCATATCTAATGAAGCTGTTGATGATGCGATACTCATTGATACAATGTTACCTCTACTTGAACCTGTCACAATTAATGAACCAGTTATTTCAGCTGAACCTGTGATTACTAATGAACCAGTAATTCCAAATGAGCCTGTGAATGAAGAACTTACAACAGTTGTTACACCATTTGTTCCATTTATACCACTTGTACCCGAAGTTCCACTTATACCTGATGTGCCTGAAGTTCCTGCAGTTCCGTTTGTTCCCGCAGTAATATTACTTGCACTTATAATGTAAAGTGTATTTGAATCTAATGCTCCAGAAGTTGCTAAAGTTGCGTAAGATGCTGAAGTTAGAGTTACAACGGTATTAACCGCCGGAACATTTGTGTATATATCAGTTATGTTTGTAATTACACTACCACTAAATGAACCTGAGTTTACAAATATAGAACCAGTCACACCTAATGAGCCTGTTATTTGTGCAGAGCCTGTGAATGGAAATCCTGCTCCACTTACTCCACTTGTACCTGAAGTTCCAGCTACACCATTAGTTCCATCAACTCCATTAGTTCCGTTTGCTCCGCTTGTGCCAGATGTTCCGTTTGCACCATCAGTTCCTGATGTTCCATTTGCTCCACTTACACCCGATGTTCCACTAGTTCCTGCCAATGCTAATAACTGCCATTGGCCAGGTGCTGATATTGGGTCATTACCTGTATTGTTATTGTTAACACTTGCGTATGAACTACCTAAGTATTCAATTACATCGTTCTTATTATATGTAGTTCCACTATTCCAAGTTCCCTGATTTGTATATCCTAAACCTGATGTGCCCGAAGTTCCATTAGCTCCATCAGTTCCACTCGTTCCGTTTGTTCCACCTGTAAATGGTGTTCCGTTAATACTGAATCCACCTGTTACATCTATAGAACCCGTTACACCAATATCTCTTTTGAATTGAATTTCTCCTGCTAATGTTCCAACATTCATAAATTCAGATAATCCACCACCATTCCAATCTTTGAATGAAACGCCTGAATTACCATCAGTTACACTTATGTTGATAGAATCAAAATTACCACCATTTGCATACATCTCAAATTGAGCTGATTGGCTAGCAACCACATTAATTGCTGCACTTAGTGCTGATGTTCCATTATTACCTGTAGTAACACTTATACCATTTCCATTATTGTAATCACCTACAGTAAATTCAGGAGCAAAAACTCCTAAAGATTTACTTACTATTAATGCTGAACCGCCTGGAACACCATTGATAACCTGATTGCCATTAAATGTATTTGAACCCGTAGTTGCAAATCCACTAACAGAAGGAGATACACCACTTGTACCAGAAGTTCCACTTTCACCGCTTGTTCCTGATGTTCCATCTACTCCACTCGTTCCATTAGAACCAGCTACTGCTAATATATTCCATTGACCTGGAGCTGATTCCGGATCATTACCTATGTTGTTATCAAATTTAGATGAGTAAGAGCTACCATTGTAACTTACTACATCATTTGTATTATATGTTGTTCCACTATTCCATACTCCTATAAAAGTAAATCCTATACCTGAAGTGCCTGATGTTCCATCTATACCAGATGTGCCACTAATACCACTCGTTCCGCTTTCACCACTTGTACCACTTGTACCAGCTGTTCCACTCGTTCCAGCTTGTCCACTAGTACCTGAAGTTCCCGAAGTGCCTGATGGTTGTTGTGCTACAATTAATAATAATTCTTGATTGTTTCCAAATGAATAAGAACCTGTTATGTGTGTAGCTGGGAATGTCCAATATGAGTTAGGTGCTGCTTCAGTTCCTGCTCCGAATTGCCATCTTTGGAATTGAGTTGAATCAGATATATCTTGTATGATTATAGTAGAACCAGATGGTATCAATCCTAAAAATACATCAACATCATATCCATCTTTTGTTAAGTGAGATACATTTATTTGTGTTGCTGATGTTTGTGTTGCATTATTCCATAAAATGTATGTGTTACCAGGGTTACCTGATGTATCATTTGTATTTGCTCTATAATCAAAGAATGTATTTGATTGTCCATCTTGTCCGTTTTGTCCATTAACACCACTTGTACCTGATGTGCCTGATATACCCGATGTTCCAGCCGTTCCAGTTACACCCGATGTTCCACTACTACCTGCAGCTCCACTAACACCACTTGTCCCTGATGTTCCATTAATGCCTGATGTTCCACTTGTTCCTCCAGTCCCGTTTGTTCCTGCAGCTCCACTTACTCCGCTTGTGCCTGATGTTCCGTTTGAACCCGCAGCACCACTAACACCACTTGTACCGGATGTTCCATTAGTTCCGTTGATACCATTAGTTCCATCGATACCTGAAGTGCCTGATGTTCCGCTTGTTCCATTTACACCACTCGTTCCACTACTTCCTGCAGTTGCAGAAGTTCCTGATGTTCCGCTTGTTGCTGATGTTCCTGATGTTCCACTAGTACCTGATGTGCCATCAACACCACTAGTACCTGAAGTTCCAGAAGTTCCACTAGTTCCATTAAATATTAATGAGCCTGTTGAAACTAATGATGTTCTATTATTTGCATCACCAACCCAAACATATCCTTGTTCTAAAGATGCAGTTAAACTACCAGATATATCTAATGAACCTGTTATTTTAGTATCAGCATCTATGTTTAATCCATTATCTGCTCTTACAAATATGTTGTAATCAGTTCCGTAGTTATTAACATTTACATAAGTTGTATCATCACCTAAATATAGGTAACCACCACTTGCCGTAATGTGTGTATCTTGCGCTGCAGTATTATATATGTTTAGGTGTCTAACATCAGTAAGATCAGGTTGCAATATTATGTTGCCTGTTGATTTAATACTATCAGTTAAAGCGATAGAACCTGATATTTCTTGGTTTCCAAAGAATTCGTTAGAACCTGTAGTTGCATAAGAGCCTGTTACCGATTCTAAGCTTTGTATTCTACCTTCATCAGTTGTCAAACGTGTTGAAAGGGAAGAAGATAAACTATTTAGAGATGCCGTTGTAGCGTATGAACCTGTTACATCTTGCAATGAATTTATCTCACCAGCTACTGATGAACTAAATGTATTATAAGATTGTGTAAACGAATTAAACGAAGATGTATTTAACTTAGTGTTTATGTTAGCCTGTAAAGTAGAAGAACTTGCATTTAATTGTGCATCAGTTGCAAATGTTGCATCTAATGAAGAACTAAAGTTTTGTAATGCCACAATAGAAGCAGTTGCTGCACTATTGAATGATTCTTGTGAAGCTGTGAATTGATTTAATCCACTTAAATCTACTGCGGTTGCGTTAACATTGATTGTTGCTACAGCACCTACTAAAGATGCAGTTACACTAGCTCCTACAAAGTTTAATGTAGTTGCAGCTCCTAAGATACTTCCCTCTTCTTGTATCACAACACCACTACCACTCAATACCAATGCATCTACTTGATTTTCTAATGATGCAATACTTCCTGAGAATGATGATGAATCAACATTATAGGTTTGCTCATCAACTAATGAATCAATCATATCCTGATTGAATTCTCTTAATAATGTGGGCGTAATAAAGCCCGTATTGTTATTTGGAAAGTTACTTTGGTTTTCGGCCGTTAGTTGCGTTTTATTTAATTCAGACATTGTTATATATATTTATATATTTTAAATATTTCCTATATCAAAACCATTTGAAAATCCTGATGAGAATGCTCCTCTCTGAGGATAGGGAGATTGTATCACACCTATACCTTGTTGTTGCAATGCACCATCACAACACTTTCTATCGTATGTATTCGAATCTAAACAAAGACATGCTCTACGGCTATTCTTTGGAGATGATAAACCCCTGGTAGGTCCGATATAAATACCTGACGCTCTTCTCATGTTTTGGTTACGTGCTGGAATTGACATGGATTAATGTTTTATAATATTACTAATATAACAAAGCAAAAAGGAAATATAACATAATGCTATTTCATCTTCTTCAGCATCTCTTTATGAACTAACTCTTCTAAGTGAACTTTATCTGCTAAGTATGCAAGATATAGTAAACATTTCTCCAATGGTTCTTTTACCACAGCATCCATTCGCAGAATATCTTCTCTTGCTAATTGAACTATGGAAGTGTAAGATTTCCACTTTTTGCCAAAATTAATTTGATGTTGTGTGGTATTTCCATCGACTCCATCAAAGATTTCTGGATATCTTTCGATAAGTCCTTCAATAAACTTTTTAAAAAAAAAAGCGTTCCCCAATGAACATCCATTCCTAAATCTAAAAACTTCTCTCCATTTATATTACCATCGTATGTTGTGGTATCATAGAACTTACCAACCTTTTGTTTTACAGGTCTGTATAAGATACTCATTATGTCAGCCCACTTCTCATCCATCTCCATCGTTTCGTATTTAGAGATATCCACATAAGCACCATACGCCATCTTAGATAGGTTAGGTTCGAATCCATATTCTATACCATCTATTGTCACAAATTGTTGTAGTGGTAATTCATTTGCATTTAGAAACTGAACTAAATCTTTTCTGATATTTACATAGGTATCTATATCCAATTGCTTAATCCATTCTACCGGCATCTTACATAAGTGATGGAATAGAACTGCTTCTACTGCATCTTCGTTATCCTTATAGGTTTCCATATCAGCACGGAACTTAAGGTAATCTCTTAGTGTTATAGCGCTCCAATCTTTTGGAACTACAATCTTTACTTCTTCTTTCATATTATTTTATTTCTATAATCGTTATCTAATGTGTTGAATGATAACCAATAGTTTGCTTTAAACCATTTAATATCATTTGGTTCGAATATCTTTTTACAATTGAATGCTGCTTTACTATCTAATCCTAATTCGAATAACCTTTCAGTAAATGCTTTCTCAGGGTATGGCACTATATGCCAATTATGAAATGTGAATAACTCTATCATCTCATCGATATCTCCCTCAATAAAGAAATCAGTAACATAGTTATCCCTATGCCATGCGTAGAAGTTAATCTTATCCTCTTCAAACGTTTCTAAGAAGAGTTTAGGGTTAGGACAATAGAAATCACTTCTCCACTTTAAAACCCTCTTAAAACCCATTTCCTTTGCTTTTAAGAACCCATTAAGGGATGATACCCTCTGAAGATTTAGATTACGAACTCCTGCTTCAGGTATCGGATTATATAACACTATATCCGATTCATCATAGTATGCAGGATTAGTTCCTTCCCATGTAGAATATATTACGGGATAGCCTTCCCATCCCTGCTTTATAGTTGGTAACCATTGTGGTTGTGTTGCTCCCTGTATTACTATGCATATATCTTTATTCATATTATCCGATTTGCTTTTTCTCTCTATATTGTTCAGGGTTAATCATATCGAAATCAACATCTAATACGGTATTCACCGGCTTCTCCGTTACGTTGTTTCTCATCATAAAGAGTAATTGGTCATACTTCTTTTGTAGGATGTTTCGTTGTCCTAACACTGCTATCCCAGTTGTTTTAGCACCTTCCAATTGTTCTTCTAAGTGTTGGATGTATCTTGCCATCTCTAAGAAATCCTCCTTTGTGAGGTTATTCAAATCTACTTCTAATTCTTTTGCCATTTATATAGTTGTTTAATTATCTAATACTGATTATATATTTACCCTTTGCGGTTGCTACATTGCTTAACCTCATCATAAAAACATAGCGTGTAGCATCGATAGCGTGGTTGTTGAAATCTACAGGTTTATCTAATTGCTTTCCAAATCTATCCGTATCCCACTCATAACTATAGAACTCGTTAGTTAGGTTCTGACATGATTGTGGAATGTTTATCTTATAGTTCTGCATTACCTGAATACCGAAGTTGATACTATCCTTTCCCTTTACTACAGGTCTCACATTGTATCCTAACTTATATAGTTCATCGTTAAGTCGTGGTTCACTGCTATCCGCCCATATCTCTTCTCTACCTTTCACTAACTCTTTTAGTTTGTTATCCAAATCCGATGTGGTTAATCCCTTCTCATAGAAATGCTCTAATAGGAATATCTCACCATCATGCTTCCATACGGATATCAATGCAGATGGGTCATTGCTATACCCATAATCCAATCCATAAGCAACAAACTCTGATTCCTCAGGTATCCACTCTACTGAATTGAAAGTAAATACTGCTTTCTCATTGGTAGTATATTCTCCTAATCCATAAGTTTTCCAAGCTTTAACATTTGTTCGTTGTAGTTCTTCGATTGCTCTCACAACACTCCTTTCCAAATAGGGATTGTTCTTATATGTGGTGAAGTAGCGAGAGCAATCATCCATTTGTCTAATCCAATGGTATGGTGAGATAGTTGGATTGTAGCTAAGGATAATAGGACCTGTGGTTCTGATTTGCAATTGGAAGTATGATTCACTATCTATCTCATTTGCTTCCTCTAACCATAATATACTACTCTTTAATCCTCTTAACTTCTCACTATCATCCGTTGATATGAATTGAATTGATGAACCTGTATAGAAGTTATATACCCTATCTGATATATTAAAATCATTATCATTCCATATACCCAGCAATTGCATAATATCTTTGAAATCCTTCATTACCGTTCTCTTTAGTGATGGTATGGTTTTACGAACTATAGTTACATCTTCGTTACCTTCCAAACACTTTACAATAATCCACTGCAATAACGCAAATGTTTTACCTGAACGGGTACCACCAATGTGATGGGTAACTCTCGTTGGAGAATTATCCTGATTAGTGTAGGTAATTGTTGAATTAATTTCCAGATTCATCTACTGCTTTTTGAGTTATGTTAACTTGAATCTGATGTATCCTTTGGTCTATCTCTGCTCTCATCTCCGTTCTACTTAATTTAGGTAAGGAGTATTCCATTAACTTAAGTGCTAACTCAATAGCTCTTTCCGGGTCTTTCTTCTTTATAGCTTCTAAATCTGATGATATTGTATTGAGTGTATTGTTCACCGCACGTGCTATTGTTAACTTCATTTCCTCCGTTGAACGATTAAGTGCTCCTTTAGGTCTACCCTTAGCTAACTTATGTCCAGTCTCAAATTTTCCCATTATAATCCATTATTTATATACTTTAACACTAATCCTCACCTTTGTATCAAACACCTCAGGAGACCACCTTAAAATTAGTCCAATGGTGCTTTAAAAGGATTAGTAATCTTCTCTCTTAAATGTAGTTTAATCTTCTTTGTATTTCCAAATGCGGTTGAACGGCAGATACCTATTTCCTTTGCCAACTTATCTAATGTCATATCTTCTGCAAATGCGTATAGTTCAAACAATCTTGCTGGCGCCCATAACCTTGTCCTACTTAAATCCCTTAGTTCGGTTAACATCTCATTATAAGATGCTTCTACTCTTTCATCAAACTCTATATCGTATTCCGTATGTATGGCATCATAGTATTCGGGTTTAAATTCTATCGTTTTCTTTGATGATTTAATTCTATTAAGGAAACGAGTTTTAAGGAATGCTCTTAGGTAAAGGAGGTTAAAAGTCTTTTTACCATCTTCCCCATCAAACCATATAGATGGGTTTATCTTTTCTGCTAAGTATAGATACAAGTCACCAATAAGTTCATTACTGATATCCAAATTCTTAGTAATCTTGTATGCCGCACCTAATAGCCATTTGTGTGAATCTCTACAAAGGTTATTCAATCGTTCTCTATTTTCCTCTTGCAGTTTATTCACCTTTACTCTTTACAAAATCTCTTAAAGTAGTAACGCAGTTTCCCCAATGTTTAGCTGAACTTCTACAGCTACATGGCTGATTAACTCTTTCACCTCTGATGACATTACACCATCTCCAAAATGGATTCATTAGGTGTTCTGGTAAGTGATGTTGTATTGATGCTAAGTGGCCACTTAGTTCTTGAAACTCTGCTAAGTTTAAGGGAGCGTATTTACTCTCTGGTAAGTTTGGTTTTATTTCTTCCATATTAAAATAATTGTATTTCGTTACATCTTCCATCATACTGAGGATTAGTTAATCTATTAAGCCATTGCTTTCTTTCACAACATCCACAGCTATCTTTTCCGAAAAACTTTTTAGATATCCATAGTGCTATATGTTCTCCATATCCCAATGTAAACATATCTATTAAAAATTCTAACCAAGTTCCTAATTGTATCCACTTCATATTATTTCTTTTTGTTTCTTAAGTAATGTAATCTATTCTGAGAGGATGTAACTATTTCTAAGTTTGTCACTTCATTATTATGTTTATCAAAATCTTTATGATTGATAACCATCTTAGGAGGTATCTCTGCTATAAAGTGCTCTGCCACTATTCTATGCACTCTCTTCCAAATCCTTTTCTTACCTGTATCAGTATCTAAAAATAAACCAACATATTTGTAACCTGATGAATGTAATCTAGGTTTTAGAATATGCATATCACAATTTGGATTGTATCTTACTGAGTATTTAGTTGTATATACATCACCATATCTACTAATATAGTAATCAGGTATTCCATTTATCTCTTTCATTTCTACGCTCATTTAATTAGTTGTTTATTATAAGTAGTTGTTACTTTAGTTTTTAATAAAAAGTATCCCCAACCATGACAGAAAGCGGAAGGGGATACTAAAAACACACACATATATTGTAACAATTAATACAAAGATACGAAATTAATTTGTATTTTCCAAATCTTTTATAAGATTTATTAAATCTAATACTGAAACATTAATAACTTCTTCAGAATTGAAACCATCTATAAAGATAGCTTGACCTGTTAGCTTCTGATACTTTTCTAATAATTCGTATGTTAGATGCTGAAATAGAAATTGTAATTCTGCTTCAGTTACTCTTTCAGGTTCTTTATCTAATATAGTGAATATAATCTTTTTAATTTCCTTCTTCATCTTTCTTAGATATTTTCTGAATGTATTGATACATCTCTTCAAACAATTTAGTCTTACCTAATGCCTGAGCTTTATGAATATCATACTCACTCTGATTAGATAGATAATTAGTTAGTGCCATTTCAATAACTGCTCCCATCTTCAGAGAGTTCATATTGCAATATGCTTTTAATTTAGAATGTGTTTCCACTTTAATGTGGACCATAGTGTAACCTTTTGTAATTGCCATTTTATTTATTTTTTAATTGTTTATACTTTTCTATTAATCTCTTCTTAAGTTCTTCTTCAGCTCTTTTCTTTTCTTGCATTGCTGCAGAGAACTGAATGTTTCTGGTTTTAGAATAACCATTCTCACCTCTTACTTCGTAACCTGATTTAATGTTTCTCATAACTTATTTTAATTTATATATTAGCAAATTCTTTATCAAATGTTTCAGCATCAACTTTACCTGATCCTGATCTCCCAGATCTTGTTATAAGATCTTTATTTATATCTTTATCTTTATCTTTATCTTTAAGGTTTTGTGGGTTAGGTTGGGTTTCATAATAACCGACTGGGTTATTTGGGTTATTCAACTTAGGTCTACCACCACTTAATCCATTGATTCTGTTTGTGTTAACCTTCTTTTGATAGTTCTCAGCTTGGATAATAAAATCCCTTTTGATTGCCATCCAAATACCCATAACAATCGAATCGGTTATTTTGGGTTCTTCTCCTAACCCAAATAACCCAACTGCTTTTATTAGGATACCTGCTTGCTCATCGGTTAGTTCGTTCATCAACTCAAAGTGAGATTGATAGATAATTGTGTGTTTTACTTTTGCCATATTGTTTCTTTTATATAAATAGGATCTAAAAATCCCAAACAGCGTTTTTGTGGATAACTTTTTTAAATTAAATATCTTTAAATGAATTACCTTTGATAGCTCTTCTAACCGCACCCTCACTTGCTCCATATTTTTTAGAAAAAGCAACTACACCAAATTCTGGATGACGAGGAATAAAGTTTTCTCTCATAAAAATAACATCCTCAATTGTAAATTTAGAATTTAATTCTCTATTTTTTAAACCAGCATTTGATGCTATATTTATCTTTTCATCTAAAGAAAGTTTACCTAATCCATTATAATATCCCTTTTTTCCATTTTCAAATCTTTGTAAATAATTTAAAGAATGAACTCCTTTTTTTTGCTCGTATGCTATTTTACCACCTAATGATGATTTTTTTAATTCATTTTCTCTATTTTCGTTCCATTGTTTAGTTGCTGATGCTTTACCTGCCTTAGATAAAGTGCCATTTGCCTTATTAATATAACCGCCTGTTTTACCTCCTGAATACCTAGCTATTTCTCTATCAATTTGTATCAATTTTTCCTCATTAGAAATACCATTTAAAGCATTTTCTAAATCTATTTCCCATTGTTGTTTTATATTTTTCATAATTTATTAATTTAATTAATTAAAGCCCGGCATAATTAACTGAAGTAGTATGGTCAATGTAATCCGATTCCCAAGTATCTAAGTAATCATCTTCAGTTTTCATAATTTCAGCCATTTGATTCATAGTTCTTAAACATCTACCATTTAATCTCGACCAATTATTCCAAATCCAAATTAATAATTCTTTTGTTTCATTTTCATTAATCAAATGAGATACAGAACCATCATTTAACATTGCATCTGCTAACCAACCCCAATGTTCAGTATTATCAGAAAAGATAATATCTTTAGTTTTACAACGAGTTCTAATGGCGTTTAAGTCAATAATTCTTTGATTCTTATTAGAAGGTCCATCCTCTTCAGCTTTTAAAGCTTCATTTGAAGTAGGTAACTTATAGTTTGAAGTGAATATAAAAATAAACTCATCACATGGAACTTCAAATCCAACTGATTTACGAAGTTTATTAATGGCTTCCTTTTTTTGAGGAGTATCTAATAAATGCTCCTGAATATGCTGAGTATATGCTAATTTTTTAGTTCCTTCTAACATATTTTTTGTAGTATTAATCATAGATGGTTTTAATATACTATCACAATCATCAATGATAATTCTAAATACAACACCTTTTGGTTTGAAATGATAGATAATTGCTAATTCTAAAGCGAATCCCCAATCAGATTGTTTACCACTAACTATTTTAAACGGAACACCCATACCAGATACAGCCTTTGTAACATTATAAGTTTTACCCAATCCACCCAAAGAGTAAATGTAAGAGTGTGGATAATCCATACTAATATCAGCCTGAGAGAATTTTTCAGCTGCTTTAATCAATTGTTTTCTTCTAATTTTACCAGCTTCTAATGCTTGTTGTTGTTTTGTTGAAAATTTCATAACCTTAATTTTTATTTGTTGTTTGTTTTAGTTAATTTATAGTTTACAAAATCAATAAACATTCTATCTGAACCGAACATTGATTCTAAGTCCCATTCTTTAATCCAATGATGAGTTCCTGATACATTTGGATGATGATATATGTAATCAAAGTGATGTAACTTATACCCCATTTCTAATAGGATTTCGATTTTTCGGTTTTTAGAGATACCCAACTCATTTGATAAATTTGCCATAATTGTTATTTCTTTTTCTTATATAGTAAAGATCAGAAAACTTTTCCATATTTCCAAATATATTTACATTTATTTTTAGCATTTTCATAACGTGTTGATAATCAATAGACATAAAAAAACCCCACTTTTTAGGGTGGGGTATGGTAGTGTAGTAAGATAAGGATATGAATGGCAAAAAGTTCTACAACTAACCAATATTTTAATCAAGGAGGATAAAATCATCCTCTTCTTCTTTCTTATTCTTTCTTTCTGATAATAAGTATGGGTAAAACTCCTTAAATTGGTTGAACTGAAACTTCTTTTCCAGTCTTACAACCTTAACCATACCTATCAACTTTTGTTCTATTAGATTTGGGTTCTTCTCCTCTTTCAAATACCCCTCTAATTCTTCAATAAATCCCCATACAGCGGTCTTCCCGCCCTTCAGTAGGGTATCGAACTCTTTCTTAATTTCAACCTCAAAATCGCTCATATATTAGTCTTTAATTGGTATGCAATTGGGAACTTCACGGCCATCAACTATTTTAGTGCCATATTGTTCATAACCAGACCAGCAGGGGTCACCTTCTTCTTTAAGATTAATACCTTCAAACTTAGTATCATATGCAACTCTAGCCATTACCTTAGATGTAGTATCTTTTATCCTACTCATCTTATCCTTATCGTATGTAGAAATACATATAGCTGCTGCTTGTTCTACTTCATATCCAGCTTTTATTTCTGCTGGTATGCAATATTCTAAATATTGTTCTTTACTTTCTCCGGCTTTTGGTTTATCTACAGGCATATTAATTTGTTTAATTGAAAATTATTTCGTATCTTTACATAATTATAACAACGATAGGGTAAAAAAGTTTATACGATTGTTAAACTATATAGATTAAAAAGTTATGGGGAGACCAAAAAAGAGTAGTAATTATTTTACCGAAGAAACGGATAAAGCAGTAGTTGATTATCAAAATGCTGAAGGGGATAGAGAACGAAATCGTATCTTTAATAACCACTTATATATTCCTATAAAAAAGATATGTGAGATTTATGCTAATAAAATAGACCACTCTTATGTAGAAGAGTGTTTAGAAGATAGAATTAATGATTGCCTTGCACACTTAATGACATCCGCAATATTTAAGTTTAATCCCGCTTCAGGTAAAGCATACTCATACTTTTCAGTATCAGCTAAGTTCTTCTTTATGCAACTTAATATGAAGGGATATGCTAAAGCTAAATCTAATAGAGGATTTGAACCATTAGAAGGTGTAGATGGTATAGATGAAACGATTGCGCAGGATGAGTATTCCAATATGTTTATTGAAAGATACTATGCTTTCAGAGAATGGTTTCTAATGCACTTACCTAACATATACTATCCAAGGAAAATAAAAGTGCACATGTTTTGGGTATTAGATTTTATGGATAACTTTGATGAAGTAACCGATTATCTAAAGTTAAGAGTTGCTGAGAAGTTTAAAGAAAAATACCCTGAATCAAAGGATACAATGACCCGTTATGCAAGGGCTTTCATTTACGAACAATACCTACACTTTATTAAAGAATGGGATGAGGGTATTGTAAATCCAATACCAATCACACCTAGACCGATGTCTGAAAATCTTAGTAGAGTTCCTGGAATTAAAGAATTACATGGTGGGGGATTACCTAAATATAAAAGAGACTATTATAGATATAAGCAGAATAAAGGAATCTATTAGTTAACTAAGTAACTTCTACCATTCTGCACTATCTTTGTTACATTTCTTAATACGATAGTTCTAAAATCACCATCGGTTTCTGAAAAGTAAATCATATAGTTGTATGGTGCTCTCCAATAGATAGTTCCACCCATTGCTCTACCACCTGGTCCATCAACGGAATACATATCTCTTACAATATTGCTACCATCTAACTTAGATGCGTATATACGAAACGGAACACCTGTAAGTGTCATTGCTCTCATTTGTGATTGAGAGATTTCCGTTCTTTCGGCAAATTCGTGTAAATGTTTAAAGAATGAATTTTTCATTGGTCATTTTTAAGGGTTTTCATTGGGAACATTTAATCTTTTATAGGTCCACCTACTACCCATGCAGAGCATGTTCTTTTAGCTGCACATTTAAAATCAAATGCTTCACAATATCCTAACTCACCTGCTTCTATTACTTTTTCGGGATCATCTTCATATCCGATACCTTCAGCAATACAATCAAGTGTTTGTTTTCTTACATCAAAGAATGCACAATTACCACATAATGCGGTTTTAGCTTCTTCAACACTTCCACCAAACTCTCCTGCTTTTGCTTCCCAATATTCTTCGTTTGGTTCATTAGGATTAAGAGGTCCGTAGTTTGCTTGCTTAATTGCTATACTTCTATTATATAAATTTATTGCTACATTTTGTGTAGCTGGAGGACATACTTCCTGAAATGTTGCAGGTGCTATACTACCACTTGCTGCTTCGCCAGGATATGTTGAAGTTACTGATGGTTGTGCTTCCATCTTAGTATCTGCTTTAGGATGTCCCTTTGGTAACAAATCATAATCAGTTGTGTATTTTGCATTCTCAGGTCTACCATTCTTTAATAGGTATAAGAAAGCATTTACTCTAGCGTATGCCCATTGTTCTGCTGATTTAACCACCGGTGAACGTGATGTATTATATGCACCCAATCCTCTTTGGAATACTGATTTTAATGCTCCTAATGTTGCATTACCATACTTAGTATTACTATCCTTTTCGTTAAACTCTTTTACTTTACCCTCTAATGTTTTCTCTTGCTCTGCAGTTACTTTAGCTCCTCTCTTTCCACTTGCATCTCCTTTAGCAGAACCTTCACCTTTTGGGTCAGGATTCTTTGTATCACTCTTAGGTGCTTTTGGAGATTCTTTTATACCACCTCTAGGACCTACTTCTGCAGCTTCTTCTAATAAACCTAATTCTTTTAGTTTATTTCTACTCCAACTAAGTGCTGATTTACCACCCCATAGTAAGTAAGATATAGTTCCACATGCTTCAGTATCACTCTCATCATAATAAGTTTCAGCTCTACTTAAGAATGAATACATTCTCTTTATAGTTTCAACTGATATAGCTTCACCATTTGCTAGCTGCTGAGCACGAACTTTACCTGTTTGTGTAGCACATTTATTACCAACCTTATCATTTAGTTCGATACCTCTTTTAGCATTGTTACGGATATCATCTCCATAATCTGCATAAGATTCGAACATTTGTTTAATCTTTTCTAAAAGGATTTCTGCTTCTACATCACTAAATAAATCTATATCCTTTTGGAAATTAAATGATTCATTAGCAGATACAAGCGAATGTCCAAATAAACCTTCTATACTAAATCCTTTTACATCACCAGTCTTTACATAGTTGTTCCAAATATCATCATTATCAATTTTGAATGTTCCTAACCAACTACCAACAGGTGCGTTTAAGTTATACAAAGCTGATTTATCCTTACTTGCTGATTCTTTAATCCAACTTTCAACTAAGGTTACACCATTAATCTTTTCGTTATGTTCTAAAGTAGCTTTATCGGTGTATTTGTTTTTTAAATACATTTCCGATAATTTCTTAATAGTTTCAGGTTTGAAGAAAACATGGTATGGTTTACCCTCACCATCTATTCGGAGAATCTTTTTATTTGGGATAAGGATAGCACCCATTACCAATCTCTGCTCATCATCTACTGAAGAAAATAGAACTTTCTCCTTATCAAAGTAAACAAAATCAGCTTCAATAGCAGGGTCTTGCACTAAACTAATAGCAAAAATACCATCTATATTTTCATCTTCTATTACTAATTCGTATATCTCTTCTTTGTTTATCATATTAATTTAACAATTACTTTTAAAATTATCCACCACTAAAGGTAGCTGCTCTTGTTGTTCTTCTATCTAATGCTTGCTGAGAGGTTACATCACCACTTACAACGTATGCTTTTATAGGTTTATCAGTTCTAGCTGCTAAGGTTTGCGCAATCTGCTGACCTGGTGTTGCCTGACCTGCAGTTCCAACTATTTGTGGAATTGTAGTAGGACCTCCTCCTGCAGTTGGTGGTTTAGGTGCTGCTCCACTTGCAGCTCTCGGAGCTGAAGTTGCGGTAGCAGGACTACCACTATCTGATGCGTTAATTTGTTGAATTGCTTTTATTCCAGCCGCAACTGATGCTGCTATACTTAAACCTGCACTAATCGTATTTATGGCAATCCAGGGTTGTCCGAATGTTATCGGAGATGCTGCAAGGGCTTTCGCATTTGCAATACCTGTATTAACCACAATCTTACCAATCGCTGCTGCCTGTTCTACAATCACACCTGCTATAGCAACCTTCTTATTCTTACCTGCAATATCTTTTAAGAAAGAAGCAAATCCACTTGCCAAATCTAAATAAGCATTTTGTAAATCAGCCTTAGCTTCTAACTCAGCCATATCAATAGCTTGTCTTTCGTTAGCTGCAGTTTGAGCAATTTGAGTTCTTTGGTTTTGTGTTAAACCTTCTTGTGCTAATAACTCAGCTTCTTTCTGAGCGATTAATTCTCTTCTTCTATCAAACGTAGTTGCTAAGTTAGCTAATTCATTATCAATACCTAACAACTCATCATCTCTACGAGTTTGTTCTATTGATTGTCTTTCTTTAGTTGCATCTAAAACAATCTTAGTTCGTTGAGCTTCAGTTAGTTCCGTATTAGAAAGTGCTATTTTCTCTTTCTCATCCACTACTGCAATCAACTCATCGTATCTTGCAGTTTGTGCATTTAATCTTTCGTTAGCTGCAGTTTCTCTGATTATCCTTCTTTGTTCTTCGGAAAGGCCTTCAGCAGATAACATCATCTTTTCCTTCTCATTTACTAAAGCAATTTCTCTATTGTATCTTTGCTCTATTAATTGAGAACGATTCTCATTTGCTAATACTGCTTCATCATAAAGTAACTTAGCAGTTTCTAATGCTTTTTGTTTCTTTTCTTCTTCCTTCTTTTTCTCTTCCTCATCAAACTTAGTATTGATTGCCGTTACATCTAAATTGTATGCGTTCTGAACTGCTAATCTACTTCTATTAAAATCATCATCTATTTTAGCTAAATCTAAATTACCATTCTTTCTTGCTTCAGCAATCTTAGCTTGTCTACCTTTTTCTAATACTTCTAAATCAGTATTTAACTTCTCTCCTCTTTTGAATATCTCTTTATCTCTTGCTTCTAATGTAGATAGATAAGCTTCGGTTTCAATCTTTCCAGCTGCTTCAATATCTTTCTTTCTTTGTTCAGCAAGTTTCTTATCTTCTTCTTTTCGTTTAGCTGCATTCTCTTCTCTTTTCTTTTTAGCTTCTTCAGCTGCTTTCTTTTCAGCTTCGGTTAATCTTTTACTTCCTTCAGTAAATGATTTAGAACCTGCTTCAAATCCTGTTTTAACTCCATTAACTACGGCAGTTCCAATTCCTTTTGCAGTATTCTTAACATTATCTACAAATGAAGTTACACCTGTTTTTACAGTCTCACCAACTTGCGATACACCTTCTTTGATAAGTTCTAAATCAAATGTGAACACTCCTTTAAGAACCTTACCAGCCCCACCGGCAACCCCTACAAGCGTTTTAAATGCGTTTACAAGGTTATTTATCACAAATCCTGCTAACTCCTTACCAACACCTAATACAGCACTAAATGTGCCTGATAGAACTCCCATTGTTGTAGAAAGAACTTTCATTACCTTATCATTCTCTAATAAAGCAACAACTAAATCAGCAAACATCATAGCAACGGGTTCTATTACTGCGAATAGTCCGTTCATTATTTTTTCGAATGCTTCGGTTATCTTATTTAACTTAGCTTGTCCTTCTTCAGTTCTACTTAATGATTCTCTAAATGCTGCGATAGCACCAATGATTAATCCTATAGCACCTAATGCTACTTTAAATCCAGTAGAGAATTTATTTAATCCGGCATTAAAACTTTGGATACCACCACCTAACTGTCCTAATGGGCCAGGCAAAGCTGCTAATTGGTCATCAAACTGACCTGCTTGGAAATTTACTTTCTCTTGCGCATCGTTTAATTCATCTAACTTTGCTCTTAGAGTTTCAAATTCTGCAGTTCCTTGCTTACCCTCATCGGCTAACTTTTGTAAAGCAACGTTGGTTTCTCTGATTTGAGAACGAAGTGCTTTAAATTTACCACCGGTCTCTTGCGCCTCATCTCCTAGTCCTTTTACTTCCTCACCTCCGTTAACCTGAGTATCAATTACCGCCGTATATGTGGTTGTATTCTCTGCCATTTTTATTTACTTTTTAATATTCTTTTAAGCTTTCTCCATAACTCACCCCATGTATATGGGAGTTGGTATAATCCCTTAGCTATATCCATATTCTTAGATACACCATAATATTCTTTTACTACCAATAGATTTATAATTTCTTTCATACTATTATAACATTTAAGGTTGAATAACTAATGAACCCTCCAATATAGGACCTAATAATTGTATATCACATTCACCTGTAGATAGATTATAATTGTTAATCGCTCGTAGATGGTATTGATTCCCTCTAAAATCAACGATATCATTCAGTTCCATGTCAAAGTAGTTTGCTAATGGAATAACCGCTGATGCGTTAAGTAAACGGGTTCTCGGGTTATATAGGAGGTTAACATAAGAACTCCAATATTCTGAATATAATGAATTGGTAGGTGTTGAACCATAAACCGATTGCTCATTAAAGAATAGGAGTGATTTAGAACCCGTTGTAGGGAACTGCGAACCTGATGTTACACTATAGTTGTCAAAGTATGGAAATTGAGTTGTTTCATGCGTTACACTATCACCATCTACCAAATAATATGGTTGACATTCAACCTGTCCGTTATAATAAAGCAAACGAGGTTGAACTCTCGTAGGATTATAGTTCTGGTCGGAGATGTAAGTTGGAATAAATATCGGTATAATTTGTGACATATAATATTATTTTTTAAATACAAGGTTCTCCAAAATCTGAACATCTTCCAATATAGGAGTTTAATACGGCGGTTGAAGCATCAATACTATATAAATCACAATTCACTAAATCATATAGAGTTCTATAGCCTGTAAATGGTAAAGTTCCTGCAGCATCTGCGTATAAAATATTACCAAAATTAATTGTTCCATCAATTGTATAAACGGCACTATAATCATAGTTTAATTGACAAACTGTTCTAGGATTTCCACTTATAGCCATTCCATAAAATCCAGCAAATGTAACCGATGCTCCTGGTTCGAATCCTGCTACTGAACCTGATACACCCGTACCTGCTACTTGTAATAATTGTGTAGATGATACTGCAGTTTTAACTTCAAACTTACCTTGTGAAAAGAAGTTTTCCAAATCATTATAATAAGTTTTACCAAATTCTCTATTGGCAGCCTTACTAAATTGTTGTGAAATATAATCCTGGTCTAATGTATCACCAAAGTTTAACTCATTAACTGCTAAGTTGTTAGCTGGAATTACTTCTAACTTTTCGTTTAGATTAATGAATTTATTAAAATCCCATCTTCTACCTTTACTATACCAACTAACAAATGGTTCTATAATAAATTCATTTATAGACCTTTTAGATGGATATATTACTAAATTAAATTTCTTTTGTATAGATGTTATAAAATCAATCTGTCTAATACCTGATGTCCCAAATGGCATATTTAAAGGTATATTCATTATCCTACCATCTGCAGCTGCATTTACTTTTGTTATTTGTAAAAAAGATTTAGTTGTTCCTTCAGGATCCATTGTTACAATTGGTAATGCTCCACTTGCAGAGTTAGGTCTTTGTTTTATCTGAAAATAGTAATTTCCAGCAGGAATTTCTTGCGTTGTAAATTGTGTTTCTAATGTAAAGTTTTGATTTATTTGACCTGTTCTACTTTGTTGTAATTGGTCAAAGAAAAATATATAAGATTGTATTGCAGATAGGGAGTATGCAGTTCCACTACCTGTTTCAATTAAACGATATTGCCATGTTCCATTTGCTGATAGAGTTCCTGGCATATTATTTACTGAACAACTTACATTGATGTTTAGGTTTAATATCCCTCTAAGTGAGCTAGATGCTTCTACTCTATATGCACCATTATTGTAAAAGTTTTGTGGATCTTCCAATTTGTTATACCAAGGTAGGGTAACAAACGTATCAGCAGGTAATTGAACATCCGTCATACCAGTTCCCGTAATAGGTGATACCTTTATAACTCCGTATGTTTCTAAGTTAACATCAGTATATACTGGGTATCTTAGTGCTCTATTACAAACTAAATATACATCATCCAATCCACCATTATCAATAAATGATGAAGAGTATGAATACCCAGCTTCGTTGAATATAGCATCTAAAACTATTTTAGATTTGATAGCAGGTTTAAAATCTTGTGTGCTCAAAGCACCACCGATATCATCTATACCAAATGATTCATATTCACCTGTTGTATATGATAACCTTTGTCCGTATTCTGCTAATGGATAAACAATTGAACCAGAAAAAAGATCTCCGTTCCAACTTGCTGAAATATTACTATATGAAGATGTGTGGTTATATTGAGATAACGAAGTTAAATCAGTAAGAAAACTTCTATTAATTTCTCTAGCAAAAGAAGATACTGAACCAAATATAGTTACTTCATAAGAATCGATAAACTTATTAGCAAATACGTTTACCTTATTTAATTGTAAGTATCCTTGCGAAAGATATAATCCACCAAAATCTAAATAAGCTGAAACTTTAATGTTAGTTGCAAATGTATCAGGATTATATACACTAATATCATAAACATGCTCAAAGAATGCGTTATTCTTTTTAGTTCCTGGTAGAGTAATCTGTCTTGTAAAATCTGCAGGAATTACTCCCAAATCAAAAAGACCTGTTACGTTATCAGATAGCAATATCTCTTCATCCTTAAAAAGATCTAAGATTTGTCCATCTGCAACTAATTGAAAATTTAATCCTTGTGTTGATAATAATCCCATATTATAATAATAATTTATAACCTTGTCCTAAATCGAATTCAAATGCGTATTGTATTGTTTTATCTACAACACCTGTTTTAAATGTTACGGATTCAGTTGCTATTGTAATAGGGGTTAATCTGCCTGTTGCTTCGTTATCTACTATGTAGATTTCTTCACTTACTAACAATTGCTTCAGAATCTCATTATAAGCCTCAGGAATCCAATCAGTATTTACGCTGATAGATTGTTTAGAGTCTACAATATAGTTCAAATTTGAACTGTCAGAATCGTTATATGCTAGTGTTGCACCATCCCATGTTCCTAACTGCGGTTGATAACCTTTAGCAGTTGTTGAGAAACTTCTCTTACTAACCATATCAAAGTTAAAGTAATCGAATTGTCCATATCTATTCTTCCATTTGATTCTTACATTTGGATACTTTTGCTTACATTTGTAAGTATATGATATAGGAGTTCCTAATGGAGTTGTATTAGCAAACGCCTGAATCGTATAAAATTCAGATGAAGTTGATAACGGAAATCCTACCGAACCTGGAAATAGGGGAACTTGTTGTATTTGTTGTGATGAACTGATAGAAGAAGATACTGCTATCTCACCATTACCTAAAGAACCTGAGAATACAACCTTAGTTGGTTGTGTTCCACCTGATGTTCCTACGAATACACCTACAGTTCCATTGTTATCTTCAAAGAAAGATTGAGTTACCGGTCCACTTGTCATTAACGGCCAGTGAACTGATGATGCAGTGATACTCATACCAATTGCTTCATCAAAAATACCATATCCATCTAATGCTTTAGATGAAGTTGAAATTTCTTTAGATGATGTAACAAACTGAGAACCAGATTGATATCTCCAATATCCTTCTACTTTATAATATGCAACATTTGATGGTGTTGATTCTCTACTACCAGTTAGTGTTGAGTTAATAACTTTACTAACATCAAATATACCCACATTTGAAGCATTTGGATATTTTACCAATGTATATTGTGATACTGCTGGAGGTGAAGTGATTGGACCTTGCCAATAGTAAAGGTCTAAATAGTATTGAAATGAAGCGGATGCTACAACACCTGTATTCTCAGATAATGTAAATATCATCGGAGATTGTGCTAGTGATACAACCGCTGGGGTTTGTGTAATCGAAAGTGCCATATAAGAATGCTTTTTATTTTAACCAATTTATAGGGAAATATATCGGATGCTATCCTTTAGCGAATGCGGTTAATTGAACATCCAACTCTCCTGCTAATTTGGAAACCATTTTATCCATCTCACTTTTTACATAAGCATCAACTAACATTTTGATTTGAGGGTCATTAGCTGCTACTTCTGCGTATCTTCTAGGACCATACTTTTCTGATGTTCCCTTACCTTCATGCACAAAGTAACCATACTCAGCACCTGGCGGAGCATAGTTTAGGGCTAATACAACTCTACCTTCAGATTGTTCTTTTAACATGCGGCTAACATCGTTATAACCTCTAACTCTATTCTCTAAGTTACCTGTTATGTAAGCTCTCTTAAAGAACTGACCATTAACCATATATACGGCTGATAAATCAGCGTATTTAAAAGCAATATCCTTAAGTTCTTTAGTTACTAACATGCTACTTGATTATTCACATCTTGTTGGTCTAACAAATTGAATAAGCAACGAGGTCTATCGTTAAATGTAGTTAATTCGAAGTTTGCAACAAATCCTGCTAAACCATTATCATACTTATCCACAAATGCTTCTAAGTTAATAGCACCATTGATTTCAAAGTTAGTAAGTGATTCTGCAGTAAATGATAATAAATCATTAAGTATAGCAAATGTATTAGCATGGATATCAACTACATCATCAGTTCCATAAAATGGAATAGTTTGATTGTTTCTAATACCTGTTGATTCGTTATTCTTTAGTTTAATTTTATCTGCTACCACTAATTGGCATCTATATATAGTTGTATTTCCATCAAAACGGGCACCATTAATAAGAATGTTCCCTAACGGATATGTTGGGAACTCATTAGTATCAATGCTATATATATCACCCTGAGATACAAACCCAATAGATGGGTGATTGTTCATAATTGTTTTAAAGTAATCTAAAACATTATAATAGAGGGTATAGTTAATACCGGTATTGTTTACAAATACACTCATAATAGATTATAAATTTATACCTGAAAAATAGGTGTTTGCCATATTTGGAAATATCTGCGTTGCATTACCAACTGATTGTAAATACTCAGGGATTTGATTTGAGTATGCAAGTAAATAGTTCTGCATTCTTGTTGCATAGTATTCAGCATTATCAGTAGCTTTTTGTAATAGGTAATCTATTTCATTTTTACCCACTGCTTTACTCTGCTCACTCTCATGCTTTACTGCACCTTCAGATTTGAATTGAACGCCACTAAATGGAAGATATTCACCTACTGCATACCATATTAGGGTAGGTTTGATATGGTCCTTCATAAGGTCCTGATAAAACACATTCATTTGTGGAAAAGTTCCTGCTATTACTTCCTCTTGCAATTTGTAATATAGGACAGTTCCTAATAGGTCTAATATATATTTTTCCTGAGCAGTTCTCATAAAGGATAGTAATCTATCTGCATCTATCGAACCCTGCAATGGGGATTGTTTGATAATATCGTTTCTTGATATAAAGAGTGCGTAGCTCATAATATTATATTTTTATTTTATCTAAATTCTTTAATAAACTCTGGTGTTCCAAACTGAGCAGGTCTACTAGCTTTTAGAGGTGCGTTATCCATATTTGGATCTATAACACCTGCACCACCATCTTCCATTACTGCTGGGTTTTCAGCTTCATCATTAATATCTTGCTGAACTTCTTCAACACTCTGACCTGTTTCCTCTGCCGTTTGTGAAAGGATTACAAGTGGCGTCATTTGCTCAAAATACAATTCGGTATCAGAGTATCCACCCACTGCTAATGCGCTTGTTAGAGCGTTTATAATGAGGTTTTGGAATGGTATAATTGTCATCGTTTGTAAGATTGAATATGCCGTTTTCATTTCTTCTGATTGAGAAGAGAATCCGTTGTTAGCAGTTCTAATACCAAACAAAAGGGGTGAAGTAACTCTATGAGCTACTAAGATTCTATCTTGTGCGTATTCAGCTACATACTTAAACTTCTCATGTAAGTTATCAATTTGAACTGCTTCAATTGTAGGTTGTCTTTCCTTATCATCGTTAAATGTTAAGATAAACCTTCCTGCGTTTCTTGTTCCTGTAAATTTAGATTGAATCAAATCTTCGATTGTATCTCTTTCTTCAGGAGCAGGGATACCATTATTCATATTAATCATTACCATTGGTAAGAATCCATTCTGAATATTGTTAATATGTAAGTTACTTAATTCAGCTTCTACATAAGAGAATTGTAATGCAGAGAACCAATCAGGTAGTGAGTAATAATATTGACCTGGTGTATAATTCTTAATGTAAAGAATTTCCATCTTCTCATTAGATGTTCCGAAAGCAGGAATCTTTTTCTTATCTCTAATCTTTCTTTGGTCTGTCCAATCAGTGCAATAGTAATAGTTTTCAATACGAGGATTATCGTATATCTTCTCAGCTCTTAGTGTTTGAACTGGGATATGATACATACGAACAATTTTAGTATGCTCATCGTTCCAATATACCTGAAATGCACCATTACCATATAGTTTAATATCAAAAGATACTCTTTTAATTTCTTCCTGAGGTAAAACAACATCTAACATAGGTTGGAATGCCGTATTCTTACTATAGATACCTTTTCCAAATATCATATCTGCTATACCTTCAATAGAAGCTGCGTTTGTTGTTGATGTATTATACCCTTCAGTAATTGAAGCAAAGTAATCATCATGTCCACTTATACCAACAGGCACCCAACTATAGCGGGTTTTGGTATCTTCCGTAACTACTGGTATATCTTGTTGTGCCATATTCACAACACTAAAGTTTTGGTTTAATTTCATATTAGTCGAGTATTATATATTCGTTATCTGATAGGTTTGATACATACAAATCTTCCAATGGTATTTGGTTAACATAGTTTACTTTATCAATTGATTGTGAAGAGAATACTTGCACCGAACCATTCCAAACTACATCCGTTCCGTTATTAACAATCTCTGCTCTATATTGGTCTCCTATATTAGGATTATTTACTGATGCAGTAAATGTTAATAGTGATTGGTAATTATCGTATTCGTAATTTACTATTGAAGCAGTAGTATTTTGAAGAGAACTCATGTTTTGTAATCTCCAAAGTAAGCTTCCACTACATTTAGGTTTGATTCTTATATCAACTATGTTACTTCCAGATATGTAATAGGTTATCATTATCTCGTATTATGTATGATTTATCTTGTAATTTAACAATCGTAAACGAAAAAGTAGTAGCATAAAAAAAGGGTAGCGTTTGCTACCCTTTAATATCTTCATCTATACTGATTAAGAGTTTGTTCCACTAACAATCGTTGGAGGGTTAGTTACAGATGCGAATGGATTAGCAAATGTTGAACCAGAAACGAATGATGCTGGGAAAGGTTCTTGTCCTGTGAAGGTAACTGAATAACCATAAAGGTCACCAATTGCTGCTCCAGTTTGGATAGTTCCACCAGTTACATCTGCTCCTTCTCTTTGTCCTACTAATAATGTATCACCATTTAAAGTATGAACAAAGATTTGAGGTCTACCATATGCCATCAATTTCAACTGAGTTGTCATCTCATTTGTTAACTTCTTTAAGTTAAGAACTAATTCTTGTGAAAAGAAAGTAGTTCCATTATCTCTAGAAGAGTTAACGGTTTCAGTATAGCTTGAGTTTCCTTTAAGTTCGTAGTAGTATGCAGTTAAGCCCGCTGGTAATGTTTCGATTAACGCGTCTGTTTGGCTACCTGTTGAGTTTGCAAGAGAACCGGTAAAGTTTACAAAGTAAACACCTGCCAATCCACCTATACTGTCCTTACATACTTCGTTACGTCCTGCTGATAAGTTACAAGCCATGTTATTTAATTTTTTAAGTTGTTTAATTTAATTCTGAACTATTAGAGTAAAGGGAGGTATGGTTAACCTCCCTATTATTTACTCAATTAGTTTGGTATATGGATAGCGATATCTTGTCCGATTCCGAACTCAGTATCCGCTGTGTATCTCATAATAACTCTAAAGTTCTGAGAACCATCTAAGTTAGCCATGTCTAATACTCTAACTTCGTTGTAATCACTCATCAAACCTGTACCGAAGTATAAGTTAGATTTTTGAGCTGCTACCATGTAGTTAGCTGTTAAACCAGGACACATTACGATTTCAATACCATTGAAGTTGAATGGTTTCTCACCAACGTTCATTTGGTTGTTCCAACCGTTAGCACCTACACTACCACCAGCTAATGCTTGTTGGTATGCTTTTGCTACGCCTGTTGGAACGTAGATTGTTAAATCTTCTTTACCGTATACAGTATCAGGGATAGCGTTTACTAAACCATCTAACTTAGTTAATACGTTAGCTGAAGTAATTGAACCAGATTGTGCTGATTTAACTACCGCACCTGCACCACCAGCTGCTGCTGATGCTGATAAAGCTGGAATTAAACCTTGGAATTGTCCGTTAGTTGCGGAGTTACCTTGCCAAATAGATGTTTCAGTTGCTTCTGCTACTTTCTCT